ACTGCTTCAAATATAAGACCTGATGCTGATCAGGCTGTAACTAAGGAACGCTTGTATAACAGCGCTCGTACGTTTCCTTATGTTAATTATTCTCGATTTAAGGCATCGAGTATTATTCCTCAGAACACAGTAGAGTTAGCTATGGCCCTATGGCGTCGTGAATCTGAGATGGAAGCTAAATCTGAATGGTGGAAACCTCATTCGGATTTTTGGAGAGCTCCAGCTGCGACTTAAATCGCATGGTGGCTTATGGATATAGGATTGGGGAAGTCCTTCTACCTGAAATTGGCGATATTAAGACTGAATGTTCTTTCAGTTTAATTGCTGACGTAGATACTGAAAAACGTTACCCTATAGCAGTCAGTTTAGGTTGTCATATTAAAGACTATGCTCAACCCGAACCTGATCCTAATGATCCATACACCATGGCAGCTGGAGTGTGCAAGAGATTTGCTTGCGCTCCTCCTAAACCTAATTCTGAGAGACTTACCCGGCTCAAAGAATTTGTGAGTAAATTTGTTCGGGAAAACTTTAAACCTATACCCAGAGAGGCTGATATCTCGGTGAGTACATGGCTCGAGTCCACTAATTACCCGTTATGGAGGAAACGTGAACTTGAGGAAGCTTGGTCTAAAGTTGGCGACAGCAGTGTCCTTAAAGAGAAGAAATATCTGCGTTGCAAGTCTTTCATGAAAGATGAGACTTATGCTGAGTATAAACATGCTCGTGGAATAAATTCAAGACATGATGCGTTTAAGTGTTTTGTTGGTCCTGTTTTCAAATTAATGGAAAATATTGTTTATTCTCATCCTTCTTTCATTAAACATGTACCGGTCGCTGATCGACCTGATTATATCATGAAATTACTGTATACGGAAGGTGCTAAGTATTTCGCTACCGATTATACAGCGTTTGAATCCTTGTTTACTAAGGAGCTCTTAGAGGCTTGTGAGTTTGTTCTTTATGAATGGCTCACTAAGGACCTCCCAATCCACGACGATTTCATGAAAGCCTTAAATGTTATAGCCGGAAAGAATGTATGTATGTACAAGTATTTTACAGTGGAATTGGAAGCAACTAGAATGTCAGGCGAGATGAACACCTCTCTCGGGAATGGCTTTTCAAACTTAATGTTTATGCTCTTTTTATGTGCAGAAGCAGGATCCAACTTTATGGATGGACAAATAAATGGTGTTGTTGAGGGCGATGATGGCTTATTTAGCATCACTGGGCCAACACCAACCATGAAGGATTTTGAGTCTCTTGGTCTTCGCATTAAGTTAGAAGTTCATACTGATATTTCAAAGGCTAGTTTTTGCGGAATAATATTTCATCCACATGACCGTAT